AATATTGCACCAACAGCGATATGTACTATCCACTTTTCGATTAGATACATAGAAATATCCTTCACCATCAGCTTCACCACCTTCAAACTTATACCAAAGCAGTCCCCATTCCATCATTGCGTTACCATCATAATCAGGGTCTGCAATATCAGAATCCGTTCCATCAGCTTTCTTAGTATAGTCATTCGGGTCAAGATAATAGTCTACTGTTCCGTCTGATTTGAGCATACACGGTTTAGGCATAAAAAACGCATCCCCCCATGAGCCGTAATCAAACGTGCTTGTACCCATTGCCGCAGGAGTTGCGCCAACTGCATCTTTAAGATATGAAACAGCAGTCGAACTGTCTGATTCATTCGGATTGATACGAAAACCATAAATAACAGGCTTTCCTTGCGGAATAGACATAATATCATCAGGGAACTCCTCTAATCCGTCACCCTTGTTTACAGTGCCACCTTTTGCTATTATAGAATTTCTGATAGCAGGGACTGTTGCTTTCAGTCTAGCGAGATTTTCAGCTATAGTATTAGGCATTTACAGCACCTCCTCTAAGACAGTGTTAATGTCGCCAATTGTCTTTTGTATATCACTGAGTAACGCATCTGTCTCAGCCTTGCTGTAAGTACTCTGTACAGGACGCCAACTCTTATAGTTGACCGTTACCTCACTCGGCTGTAAGGCTGTATCAACTGAGATTGTGTTTGTTCCTGCTATTATGGGGATTGTTATGCCTGAAACTTCATCGGCATAATCACCAATCTTTCTGATAGGCTCGTTTACTATGCCTGTTGTGGGTTCTGCGTGGACGTACCAGACACAGACGGGAGTGTCTGCGGCGTATTGCTGTTGAAGATAGGTTTCGAAATCGCTTGCTGTAACTATTGTTACATCTGACGGGGAAATAACCAGATCATTTCCACCTTCTGATGGTGCGTTAATAGTGAAAACATCTGTATTAATTGTAGACTCATCAATATTGCCCTGCTTATAATGTGAACATATGCCAACATTTTCAATGGCTGTTACTGTACTACTAATCATGTATCTAAAATATCTACCTGTTCCAACAGAGAATACTTCCCAATCTTCTTCTCCCGTCAGCACCAACTTCCCAATCTTCCTCGTTGTCTCCACCTCGCCCAGATAAACAGGCGTTGTGGTGTTGGCTGATGAAATCGGGATTTTATACTGTCCATCAGTCATTGTGACATCAGTCGCGGTTTTGCGTATTGAAACCCTTATGTTGTCAACATCCGAAGCAACAGTAAAAGTTAATGGTACTTGTGTAATATTAATTGATGTTATCTGTGACTGCCATGTATCACCAGTATATGCGTGTATTCTGACCGTATCGTCTACTGAAAGTCCTCCGAAGGTTAAAGTAAACGTACTGCCCGATACAGCGACATTTGCTTTGTATATCATAGCAACTGAGTCATACGTTTCCTCACCGTTTGCACTTATAGAATAGTTTTCTTTGTATACGCTCAGAATATTTGCGGTGATATCTCCACACTCACTCGGCTGTATCGGATGTAAGGGTGAAGGTTGCGTATATGAATACGACCTTGATACAGTATCACCTGCATTTAATAATAATGCCATTACGCCACCTCCTCTATTTTATATCTTCCTCGATAAAGTTTGTCCGTGCATATAATCTCATGTGTAAAATTCTCCCATCCATATTTTTTGATAGCGTTGTGAAACTTTTTGCATTGCCTATAAGCCGAAGGTTTCCATCTATTCTTAATATCAACGGTTTGTCCTATGTAGCATTTTCCAGTGGGGGAGGTGTGTTTATAAATGTAAATATCCATAATCACACCGTCCTATTCTCAATATACACATAGGATGCATCTATTTTCATAACCTTTTGAGAATACGATGTATCACTAACAACAATATTGATTGTGTCTCCAACTACAGCATTAGGGAAATCCGCTTTAGGAAATAGTGCGTAATTTGTACCACTTTCAAGACTTGATACTGTCACACTTTCACTTGGCACAGTAGTTGTACCCGATTGCTGCTCCATTTGCCCTTTCATCCCCACTGTCGCTGTTGTATCATTTGTATAAATATCAGCAGGAGTTGTGATGGTGTCAGTGGATGTGCCCATGATGTTATGGCTGTCTGCCCAACCGCCGACCCCAACTGAGCCATCGGGGATATCGCCAGTAGGGGCAGTAGATGAAACATAAAGTCTTATGCCGTTGATTATTGCATAGCCATTACCACCTAAAGCGGTAGCGTTCTGCTGTCCGTCAATGTTGCTCTGGTTTGTTGCAATCTGCGAAAGCTGTGCGGATGTAGCAAACTTATGAGTTGCACTTGAATCATCTACAAGGTCAGCATCCAACTTATGATTACTGTCTATGGCATCTTGTTTACCATTCCATGCAGCTTTCTCAGCAGCACTGGTAAATTTATTGGTGCTGTTAGAATCATCGACTAAATCAGCATCTAACTTATGACTTGAGTCAATGGTGTCCTGCTTACCAGCTACTTCGCTCTTTGTAGCATATGTGGTATCAATCTGATTACCGTCTTTATCAGCTACAGCCTTTGCAGCGATACCAGCCGCAAACTCCCGATAACCGTCCTCGGAATCAAGCTTTGTCTCGTCCACCACAAGATACATAATCTGAGTGTTGTTAACGAAAACCACATCGCCGTTCTGAACTTCGTCTGTTGTCAGATCAAATCTCGCATCGTCGTCTGCCACTCCGTACATTCTTTCATAGATTTCAGGCGGAAGATTTTCAAGCGGGACAAAACCGTGTTCGTCCAGCGATACGTAATTCTTGCTGACTTTGTACCACACCTTGTTTTCGGCATCAAACATATACTTGTCGCCCGTGTCAATTTCCGTAAAGATAGAGCCATTTTCTATATATACCCTTGCAACTTCTACACCATTAGAATCTGTTTCAATAAAATATTCAACAGGTTTTGTATCAGTGAACAAGCCCTCTAAACTTATCACTCGTCTGTTGTAAGCATTGCCTTGCTTGATTACTGTAATCATATATTAAACCTCCTCCCATTGTTTATCTTCTGCATTGTATAACAACCTTTTACTCGTGTCCATTTCTATAAATTCAGAACCGTTTTCTATATATATCTCTCCAGAAGTATCGCTAAATTTTTCAATAGGCTTTGTATCAGTGGATAGCCCAGCGAACTTACAAAGTAATCTATTATAACTTGCGCCCGATCGACTTTTCGTTACCATATCATCTGTTCACCTCCTCTTTTCTATTCTATATAATAAAAGATTTTTGTTCCGCTTGGGAACGCCTTTTTGTTATATACACAATTTTTATTCAACACAACACGACTTATATTAGTGTCGAAGAAAGCGTATTCACCTATCTTTAATACAGTACTTGGAACACGTACCACAGATAAGTTTTGTGCGTTCTTAAAAGCACCATGCAATAACAATTTATATGTCGGTAACAATTCGTGAGTTACCGTTTCTTTCTTGATTCGCCATTCTGATAACGGCATCGAACTCATCATTATAGTTGGCGGTTGCGGCATAACTGTGTCGGAAGTCACCACATCTGGGTTATCAGCATTTGTATACCAATATTCTGTTTTTACGGTAGCAATAGCTTCTTGCAAATAACTCCATGTACCTCCTGTTGGCGGTGGTGGAATTTCACCAGCACTATTGTAAACTCCGCTACAACTAATATACACACGAAAATGAGTTGCGTTTACCATTATCGGCGCATCACTCACAGCCTTTTCAGCAGCCTTGTTCGTAGCTGACAAACTATAATTAGTGCTACCTAAATAATAATAAGAACCACCACTCAAATAATACCAACGAATATTACATGTTCCGCCAATATCTGTTGTTTCCTCGTCATAAGTTTCAGTGTCCGGATAATAAGTGCGTTTCAACCGCTGTAGCGATACATACAATTCTAAGCGAGAACAAGGAGTATCAAATCTTATATAATCCGAGGTTAAATAACCCGATGGGTTAATGTACACAATATCTTCTTCAGCAGTTTCAACAGTTGCGGCGGTCGGTTTATTATAGCTAAAACCGAGGTCAGAATCAGAATAAGTGTAAATGTCCATATTCTATCACCCCGTTATTTCAGCATGTAATGGGAATCCAGCATTAAGTATTTCTGCCTGATTATTAACTGCTTGTGTAGGAGACACTACTAAAGCTTTTTCTTCAGCAGTTAATAGGTTTGGTCTTACAATTTCACCTGTATAATTCTCATCCACCCTTAATGACAGTCCGTTTCCATCATACTTTATATCTTTATTGGAACGTAAGCGAATATAATTGCAAGAACTATTTGTACCGCCAACCACGATTGGGGATTCGCTCTCAGAATCGTCCAGATAATATCCTGATATATCGCATTGAGCAAAGGCTGCACGATTCAAAACATTCACATTATCTGATAAATTTGCCTGCAATTCACAGTGTATAGAGCTTGCAATGACCGGCACGCCTACAGCGGTGCTAGAGTTTATAAGGACGACCGCAGTAGTTGCAGTTCCGTAAACAGATAAACCGAGTCCTTTAATTTTAGTATAAGAAGTACCCTCAAAATGGATTATACGAAGTGCAGCTGAGCCGCTTCCAACAATTTCGAGTGAGATTTCTACATTTTGAATATCACCTCGATTTGTATTAGTATCTACCATATATATAAATTCTGAGCTCGTACTTGTGTCCCATTTGGCATTTAATATCTTAAGATTGTATAATTGTGCTGAATACAGGTAAAGAAATCTAGAATTTCTCACCCATACATTTTGTAAAGTCCAATTGTTAAAATCAATATGTCCCTTTAATTGAATTTGATTTTCTAAACCATATGGAGCGATATCATTAAAATCTACAACTTTTTCTTCCCCTGTTTCCTTGTTAGCCCATAAGATGTATGTACTTGCAGATACATTACACACTGTCAAAAAGTCTGTCCAATTATCAACTATGTAAGGGTCTGCTACTGTTCCTGTTCCTGTTGTTGCCATTATTCAATCACCTCCACGCCATCAGAAATATAAACTTGTTTTACATCAAGATTTTCAAAAGATTCGCTACCGAGATTGGTAACGGGTTTGTTATCAATTGAATCTATTGTTGTAGGATTCAGAATATCCGAATTGTTATATCTATCTATCTTAACATATGTATTCAGTGCAGTATAATCATAATCATTTGAGAGAGTTTCAACAAATGGACTTTCGATACCATGCCCCATAAGACAACCATTCATACCAGTAATAACACCTATTCCGCTGCCAACTACCCATACTTCATGTACGCCCTCATTTAAAACCAAAGGAAGATTAAGAGCAGGAGTGACCTTTCCATTGGCTACTATTGTTGTTGTATTGCTAAAAGCCATTGCCTCTCCATCAACATATACAGACAATGTAATTTCTCCTTGTATACTACTATTTGCGTTTACACTATACAAAAATAAACAATTAGTTTGTTGTTCACACATCACATATAATGTAAACATAACACCGTCATGATTACTCAAATCACCTGTGTAAGAATCACCATAAATGACATCTAACTCAGGAATAGAGGATTCACTATTGTCAGGTCTATATATAACCGCACCTATATAAGCACTATGACTACTTATTATATTGCCGTGGTAATAAAGAGATACATTGTCTCCTACCTCAACCTTTGCGCCGCTACGATTAAGCACACGGTAAACGGCATTATTTGACGTTAGCCTAACGCTAACATATCCATTATCCTCTACGTCAATAGCAGTACAGGGCACAGATTTGAGAGTGATATAATCAGATTCTTGCGCTTGCTTTATGCGTGAATCTATGATTTGTAAAAATTCATTCAATTATACCACTCCTTTCTCTACGTTTTCGTCTATCGGTAACATCTTAATACTTGTAGCCTGTATACTCATATTATCCGCAGATAGAGGTATTGTAATAGAATTAACCACAAATTTCTCAGAGTCCAATTCTTTATATCTATCGGTAATGCGTATAACTCTATTAACATCCAAGTGCGGTATAATTGCACTATTGAACGAAATAGATAACGTCTGCATAGAATTTTTAATTAAATAATAATCAGCCATAGCCTTACAACGCTCACGCATTGCATCAGAGTCAAGTCCTTGAATCCAGTTAACTTCAACCGCATCCATACGCCTAACACCTATAGCAGAAATATTAATAGGAGACATGGGATTGTTGTTAAATGCGGTATAGGTTACATTCTCTATGGGATTTCCGTCCGCATCCTTTGCATTAATATTGGTAAATACGGTAATGGCATTGTAACATTCGTAACCATAATCAATTGCAGATTCACTGTACATAGCGTTGCTCAAATCAAAATCATATTGGCTTGCCATATAAGCATAACCATTCCATCTATCTCCGTCAACCAGTTTTGCAACAGTTAGTCTGCCATTAACATCATAATACACATCAGCCCCATACAACTCGGAAATATTAGTAAATAGAGAAGATATATACTCTCCGTCATTAATTTCAATATCTACCTCTACAGGTATAGTTTTAAATGACGTATCTATTATAGGCTCTGTAGTATCAATCGCTCTATTTACCGTTCTTAAAAGTAATGTGTTTGTAAATACGTCTGCAAGCATACTGCCTTTTTCTACAACATATTTGCCCTCTAATAAATTAAGCTTCAAAGTGCCATCAAGCGCACCACCTTTGTCTACAGCTTCAATTGCTACATTGTGTGTATCTCCATTTGCGGAAGTGGTAATATAGACTCCCTGTGCAAACCACCATGTATCTTCGCCAAAACTCATACCAAGCCACATCTTAAATTTTCTATCAATCCAGAACCACCTGTTTTGATTTGGTGTAAATTCGCCCTGTACGTTAATCAAGGACAAACTACATGAACGCCTTGTTATCTGATTGTATTCAATATTAATTTGTCCTTGTGCAGTAACAGATACATCTTTGATTATCTCACCAATAACGTTTTCAAACTCATCCAATATTTCCAGCTTTAGTTTATAATGTTTATGGTCATGCTTTAGATGATAAAGATACGGTTGTGTGATTTGATTGTAATAGTCCATATTCTCACCTCCTTAACATATTCTACTGCGTAAGTTTACTTCTAATATATTCATACACTCAGCCCATGAAAAAGTAAATGTTGTAGGGATTTTCCAATAAGATTCATCGTAGGTTGTTTGAGGATTGTCAGTAATATTTACCACCCATACATCACCTTTTTGTGATTTGAGAAGAAACGCCTTTGGTTGTGTGATAAACTTGCGCCATGCTCTCACGATTGATATATCATCTATAAACTTCTTTTCTGTGCAGTTAAGTGTACCAAGCATAGCAGATAATGTACCCGACATATAGTTTACGTCTGTAGATGTTGATGCAATATACTGAGAATATCCTACATGGGTAATACGGTCTAAGTTGCTCACAACGTTTGTATTCTCTATTTCGCACATAAACTGCCATGTGTCACCAATATCAAAGTTAATAACTTTTGTACCTTTTTCATTTGGATGCATTGCGGCATCGTTAAATTGGAACATATCGAGTTCTGTAATATAATAAGAACATTCATTAATTTCTATAGTAGCAGATGGTAGTATTGTTTTAATAAGACAAGATTCGTCATGTGTTGGTAAGATAACAGCTCCAGTATCGTCAAAGCCCATAAGAGTGTATTCATATCTTGCATGAGTAGAAGCAGTAATGTCATATCCAATGAGCCACTGACCATACTCGCCAGATGTAGTATAGTGATGTGGATGCAGTTTAACTATCTCACCACTATCCAAATCTTTTCTAATTAATTCATATGTTGGTACACCACCACCAGAGCCATAGCCTCTGACACCATGAAAAACACATCCCTTTTCTTTGTCCCACCATGCCTTAAAATCATATAGTTTAACACCAACCGTTTGAGAGTGGTCTTGTGGAGCAAGTATTATTACTTCACTTGATACTGTTATTAATGCATTGTTTTGTGTAGTACATTCGCATATAATCTTATAGTAATCATTAGTGTCTTGAGTATAAAATTCATCATGATTGTACGGATTCCAAAAAACATATTCGATATTCTGAGAATAAATATCATTAGTTTCCTCAATTAACCTCGTTCTCATACCTGCATCTTGCGCAGAACCCTCATTATCCCAAAATCCTGAATTATTTGACCAATATAGCTTAAGCTTATATTTCTTAATCATTATATTTTGCGCTTGACTATACGTACCTTTGATTGTGATTCTGTTACTATAGCAATGATAATCAGCTAATGATATTATAGGTAAGGCATTAGTCACAAAGAAATATTGTGGAGTGATATAAAAATTACTATAAATTTCATAATCCATTCCTTTTGTGATATTGAATCCGAAAGGGGAATCTACAGCAATTATTCCATAATCAACATCGCCAATCGCAGCTTTAGACCTGTAGCTTGTAATTGTACGCTCGACACCATTAACCCTAATAGTCATACCTGTAACCGCATTACCACTATATTCGGTAGGGGTGTATTCTCCATCTGACTCATTCCACGGATAGATTGACGTTATATTCCCATCTACATAAACAACAGAACCAGTTGAAGCAACTTCGACTTTATCTCCAAATACAGGCATGTTTGCCAAAGGGGATAGACCGTCCAACGTGAATTGTATCATACACATTTGCAAAACATATTTATGCCCATTAGATAAAACATTGGCAGGAATCGTAAAGCCACATTGGTCGCCATTATATCCTATGAATCCTGAAGATGGAGATAGAAAGGTAGTGTATGCCAATACGCCTGAATCGTAATCATATATGCGAATTATATTTTTTGACAAATAATCACCTTGAAATGTATAGCGGACTATTATGTTTTGGGAGGCATCTACTGCCATATCTTGTGGAGTTACATTTATAGGATATTGAATCATTTTTTCACCTTCTTTTTATAACATTGCCCCACATTACGTGGGGCGTGTGTTTTATTTTACTCTATTTTCTGTCAACTTAGTTTTCCAGTAAGCTTCAATATTTTTATTGAACGCCTCTGTAAACTCTTTCGGATTTTGAACTCCATTAATCTCCATTCGCTGAATATTAAAGATTGGATTGTTAGTTGTGTTGCTATTTGCAATGGTTGGTCTACTAATCTTGACAGCCTTGCTGACCATATCTGCCATGAGATTTGGCGTATTATGAATCATATCATAAAGCTTTGCGGAATCGTTAGCATTAAATATTGTTTCCGATTTCTGCTTAGTGCCATGAAGTATCGCAAGTCCTGTATAATCAGCGACACCGCCTTCGGAGTGAGAACCCATAACATAAGCAGCAGATGCAGAATTAATTATACCCATCTGTTTTTGCTTTTCATATGTATCTTTCCACATCTTCTCAAATTCATCAACAGTCAATAAGGCGTTTCCGAATTGGTCTGTCATACGTTCAAGATTAGAGATTAGGTCGCTTAAATCAAAACCGTTAGCTATATCTTGTAAATTAGTCAAGCTATCTGCGACCGAATCAAGCTCCGCTTGCTTGGATGCAATTTCATCCATATAAGCCCTATAATTTTCTTTGAAGTTCCACAAATTGATTTCTCTTTGAACAAAGTTATTAGCCTCGTTTGGGAGAACTACACTGTTGATGTAGTTCATATAATCTTCATTTGCGTTCTTAATATCCTGCGCTGCCTGTTGAACATCAGTCTTATATAAATTCCATGCATCAATCTGCTCTTGCTTTGCTTTGATTTCAGCGTCCTTTGCCTCAATACTTGCCTTTGTCATTGCAATTTCTGTATTAGTAAGGTTTTCTAATGCTGCGTTATGTCTGCCATATTCACTTCTAAACTTACCAAGCAATTCAATATCTCTCTTGCTGATTTTTTTTCGCCAATCAGCCGCAAGAATTTGTTCTGCTAATCGCTCATTCTCAGCCACAGTTTCTTCTTCAAGAATATCTTTATATTGCTGAATGTAATCTTCGTAGGCTTTAATTTCAACCTCGTAATTTTTCGCTATAGCATCCTTTTCTTGTTCAAGAGCCTTCTCTTGATCTTTGTAAGCCTTGTCTGCTACAGCATCATCATAAGACTTCTGCGCAGCTCTAACTTCTTCTTCTGCATTTGCAACAGCTTCACGGTCAACATCAAAGTGCCAACCACGAGCTGATGAGAATGTTCTGACCTTAGTTGATTTTGCCTTGTCAAGATTTGCAAGTTTTTCCTTAAGTTCAAGTTCTTTTTCAAGAAGTGAATTTTCTTCGTCTTGCTGTTCACGAGATTCTTTGAGAGCATCGATTTTAGCCTGTACAGCGTTTTCTTCTGCTTCTTGCTGTTTCTTTAGATTTTCTATAGATTTACCAAGCTCATCTTCGACCACGCCAGCTATACTCTTATAGTTCTCAATCATATCTTCAAGCTCAGATTGTTGCTGTTCTAATACGTCGAGTTGTTCTTCTAAGAGTTTCTTTTCATCTTCAAGGGCTTTCTTTTCATTCTCGTTATCTTTAATTCTTTGGTCAATTACATACTCTTGAGCCTTTAAAAGATTATCAGCTTCATTGTTAAGTCTTGATATTTCATCGTTGAGTTTCTTCTGTCTGTCAGAAAGGGCTTGTTGATAGTCTACAGTATTACCCAGACTTCCATTAAGTTGTTGTATCAGAATATTGTTACGAGCTATGGAGTCACCATACTCCTTGGAGTACTGCTTTGATTGACGCAACTTCTTGTTGGCTTTTTCAAATTCTGTTCTATAGGCTGAATTGCTTAAACCTCTACGTCCAAGAGCTTGTACTTCAAGTTCCGCTTGCCGAATAAGTTCATCTGTTTGTTGCTTTTTAACAACCAAATCAGCATTTTCAGCTTTAATAGTGTCAATCTGTTTTTTAATATACGTATCCTTTAGTTGAATTAGCTGTTCTTCCGAAACCTTAAATTGATTACCAACCAATTTTGCTCCGTCCAATACTCGTTCCGTATCAATCTTTGCTAAAGCCCAGAACTCATCGCTTGACAGCAAACCATCTCCTGAAATAGTTTGAAGTGCAGACTTCATTGTGTCTATTGTTTTAAGAGAACCCTTTTGTATTTCATCAAGATTCTCAAACCATTTGTCTCCTATGGCATCAGTTTCAGTTTGAATTTTTGTAAGTTGAGAAAGAGCCGGGGTTGCAATTGTTCCGAAAGATGAACTTGTGTTTTCTACGACTTCGCTTATTTTGACTTGGTTAGTCCACATAGTCACATCTTCAATTGCTTGACCGAGCGCATCATATCGAGCAGTCAACGTATCTAAAGTAGATACATCTGCATTATCAAGCCGTTTATATGTGTCAATTAATAGTCCAAGCTGTTCACGAGCTTCTTCAATTGTGCCAGTAAGAATAATTGCATCTTTATTATTAAAAACTGATGCTCTTGATGCGTATATTCCATCTATAGATTCTGCCGCCC